ACTGTCTCCTGAACCTTTTGGTTTAATATGAACATCAACGTTGGTTTCTCCACTTGCACCTATGATTGGTGGATTTCCAGTTGCTGCGTTAGTTATTTCTAATTCATTAACTGCTGAAGATGTTGTTTGAAAAATAATTTGTTCGTTTCCATTTGCATCTGCAATAAAACCTGCGTCTGCAATTTTTGGAGCTGTTAAAGTTTTGTTTGTTAAAGTATCTGTTGATGCAGCAGTTATAAAACCTGTATCATCAATATCTGGGTTAGTTCCATCGTTAGCAGTTGCATAAACTAATTTAACCGCTCCTGGAGCAACAGTTACACTGTCTCCTGAACCTGATACATATTTAAATACTACGTTCTGTGATCCACTTGTTGAATTTTTTAAAATATAAAAATCTTGAACATCGATAGGTATAGTAACATTTCTTGATCCTGTAAGTGATCCTGTAAATTCTATAACTCTGTGTGCAAGAGTTGCACCTGTTCCACCATCAGTTACTGCAAGATCTGTATCTCCAGAATCAGAAACTGCTTGTGTTGTGAAACCACCAGCTATTTGCTCTATAAGTTGTAAATTTGTATTAGTTTTATTTCCCCATTGACCAGCATTTTCACCGGTCGCTTGAAGTTCTATACCTAAGGGCGTAAATGTTGATGCCATAATTTTCTCCTATGCGACGTCACTATATGTTATATTTGTACCTGTTGCAACATCAGAATACGAAATATTTGAACCTGTGTCAACGTCTTGATATGCCTGTATTCCAAAGCCTGTTGATGTTCCAAATCCTGCCACAGAAACTGTTACTTCTTGTCCAGTTAAACCCATAACATCTTCTGGTGCGATAGATCCTACAGATAATGTAGCTGACACACCAGATATTCCTACTACATCTGCAGGAGCAATACTTCCAACAGATGAAGTAATACTAAAACTAGGTATATTTATTATAGGGTTTGTGGTAATTAAAATATCTCCTAAAGTGATATCTATTTGCTGTCCAGTTAAACCCATGACATCTGCTGGAGAAATTGATCCAACAGAACTTGTAATATCTAGTCCAGTTAAGCCCATTACATCTGCAGGAGTGAGTGATCCAACACTTACAGTTGCTGGTTGACCTGTTAATGTTCCAGTAAAATCTGATTTTGCTAAAGGTGATCCAACAGAACTTGTAATATCTAGTCCAGTTAGTCCCATTACGTCTGCAGGAGTTAAATTAAATATACCCCAACTACTATTGCCCCACGTGCCTTCGTTCCAAGCCGAAGCTCCAAGAGAAGATAATATTTGAGTTGGCGCTTCTATTTCTACAGTTACTCCTGAGATACCCCAGTTTTCAACGCCCCAACCGTCTTGTCCCCAACCAGTATTTATTTCAGCTGTTATAGTTGGAGAACCTACACTAAGAGTAGCTGATATACCCGTAAGACTAACAGTCTCATTTGAAAGATCATTCCACTCACCATCGTTCCAAGCTTTAGCACCCCAACCAGTTGCAAAAGGATCAGTTGTTCCCCAACGACCAGTATTCCAGGTTGTGCCTGATTGGTTCCAAGTGTTTGCCATAAGGAGGGCCTCCTTATGCTAATCTTATGATTGCGTTAGTTGCGTCTGCTGTAGGGAATTGAATTGTAAAAGTTCCACTTGTTACAGTTTTATCTGCACCAAAGGCAACCACAGCGACCGCTTTATTTGATTTATCTGAATTATAAATTAAACATCCGTTTGCTGTAAAAGAAGCATTTGTAAAACTAGCGTTAGCAAAATCACAAACTGCTGTTGATGAATCTAATGTTGGTGTTACACTTGTAAGAGACACACCTCCAGACGTATAAGCCGTTCCAGATGAATTTGTAATCTCATTAGATGAATTAAAAGCTGTAGTCCCTGCTCCTAATGTTGCAGAGCTAGTAAATAAAGCTAATTTAAAAGTATCTCCAGTTGTAGCTGTAAAGTTGTGTGTTCCAACTAAAAGCTCTTGTTTAAAACTATTACATATTGCCGATGTTATTGCCATAATTTATCTCCTACGGGTTCACTGATCTTACCGGTATTCGAACAGTGCCATCTGTATAGTCATCTCTTCTTCGTCTACCGACTTGCTCATTAGCAAACTTCTGTACCTCTTGTTTATATTTATTTTCGTATAAAGTCAACATATCTATAGGTCCTTTTAAAAAACCATACGTCTCTGATAAACAGCAATATAATAGACCATTTGGAAAGTTAAGACTAATATAATTAGTGTCATTATTTTCTAATAAAACAGGCATAAAATTAAAGTGTATTCTAAATTTGTATGCTTGATCTGGAGTAGGAGCTAAAGCTATACGTCCTGAAGTAGTGTCAGACTCCCCTGTTGCTCCTCCATACATAGCATAATATTTAGGTTTACCTCTTTTTGAGGACTCAGTAGAGGGTACATACTCTTGTAAATATGTATAATCTTTTTTTTCTAAATATGAATTAGCACCTGTTACAGCCGATGTAGAATCGTAAACTTGTATACTTCTTACAAACAAACAACCAGCTGGAGCGTTAAATTGATCTTGGCCTACAACCATTGAACCTGTTTGTTGTTTTCTATCTGCATCAATAGGAACCTCTCTCATTATTCTATACTGTGCATTTAAAATAATATTTTCTAATACAGCGTCTGTTAAAACATTAGAATCAACCTCAGTATAACTTCTAATTTGTGTTTTTAATCCTGATGCGCTTAATCCTGCCATTATACTATTCCTGCAACCTCTCTACAAATAGGACAACTTTTTTTGTGTCTATTGTGTGTTCCACATTTTACTGCTTTTCCATTTTCATCTGTGTACAATGGAACTTCTGGTTTTGGAACGTGTAAATATAATTCTTCGTGCTCATCTATGTCATCACATTTACAAGCTTTAATACCAAATAAGTTACATATAAAATTTTTTATTTTTTTAATCATGCCGTTACTGTCACTGGTCCTGCAGACGCAAAACCCCCTCCTCCTGTTTCAGTTATACTAGATGTTGTAGCCGTTGCAAAGGTATAATTATCATCGTCTACTTTAGTAATTGAATATCCCGTAGCTAAATTTATTGTTGCTGCAGCCACACCTCCAACAACATTTGCATCCCTAAATCTAACAGTGTCACTTGTTGACCTACCATGATTTGGTTCATTTACAGATATAGTAGTTGATCCTGAAGTTGTTGTAAAAGCATTTAAAGGTAAAATATTAGGAACAGCTGTTTCTATTCTATCAGGTCTTACATGTCGTAAAGATATAGAATCACCATTCATAGGTTTTGGTTCTAATTGTGGTTGTTTTGGTTCAAATTCTGATACGTGCACAAAAGCACCATTCCATTCTCTAACCATTTCTTTGTATGGAAACTCCATACCAGATCTATCTGATATTGCTTTTGCGTATTTACCTGTTGCGTATTTTGCCATTATGCTCCTGGGTAATATGCTTTAGGGGTAATGTGTGTGCTAGATGCAGAACCATCTTCTGCTAAGGCTCTTGCAAACTCATCCTCATAAGCAAGTTTTGTTGTTTGAACCATTTGTGGCATATATTTCATTGATAAATAATATGCTAGTCCAGATACCATACAAGGAACAAACCTAAATGGAACATCTGTTGCATTTGTATAATCTCCAGCATCTTGTATTCTTTTTATAAAATAAAAATGCATATCTTTAGATGCATTAGTTGAATCTGGTGTTGGATAAATATGTATTCTAACTCTATCAATAAGTCTTTCTACCCAATATTGATTTGGTGTTCCTTTTGATAATTTGTTAGAAAAACCTGCGTAAGTAGATCTATCTACTTTAGTCATCGGACTATCTGATTGTGTTGTTTGAGTTCTGTTTGATCTTAGTTGTGCTTCAAGGACATCGGACATTCCAAAGATACCATTAGTAGGAGTAGTAACAGCACTTGTGCCATCACCACTAGCTCTGAAAAAATCATAATCTGATTGACCTTCAATTAAATCCATGTTGGTTTCATCAATTTCCCAATAATGAATACCTCTGTTACCCCATTCTTGAAGTAATATATTTAAAGTTCTTCTAGCGTTTTTTAATTGATAACCAGCAACGTTTTGCTGACCTATTCTTTCAAAAGCCTCTTCTATTATTTCATCAATAGCAAAAGTTTTATCAAAAGTTGTTGTCCCCGAGGTGGTGTTAGCCATTTAACCTCCTATCCATCAAAGAATGTCGTAACACTTACTGCTGTTCCTGCTGGAATATCTATGAAAGCTCCTGCATCAAATAACACTCCATCATCAGGTATGTATGGATCAATATAATCTTTTGTAGTTGTTGCAACTTGAAAAGAAAATAAAGACGTTCCTGTTACTGGTGATGTATTGAAGTAAGATATATTTCCCACAGTTCCGCCAGTCGTAATGTGCATTCCTCTGACTCTTGTTCTACCAGCAGTTAATACAGCTTGTCCACCTGTGGTTCCCGCAGCGTTTCCAACTGAAGTATTTGTTCCAACTGTGCCACTAGTAGCTATTTGAGTAACCGTGTTAAAAAACTTAGTACCTGTTACTGTGTTTGCGTTTGGTCCAGTTATTGCTTCTGATAACGAATTACCTGCAATATCTGTTCCTGTTACTGTAAAAGTAACCCCAGAAATATCTGCTCCTGAAGTTAAAGTTAGTAAACATGCTTGGTCTGTTTGATGAAACGCACCTGTTCCAGCTGCCGCTGTTAAACTTAAATTAGCGGCTCCACTTGTAGTTTGCAATGCAGCTACTGATGCTGTTGCAGCAGATAAACTGTTTAAAAATGTTTTACTTTTTACGTCTGTTGACATTTGTTTCTCCTTAAAATTAAATGTGGGGCCGAAGCCCCACACTAATTATTTATTATTCAAAAACGTTTCTACTACAAGAAATGTAATGAACATTTACTGCTTCAGCTGCCGCTGCACCTGCCTCTATACCAACGTATGGAATAAAGTCCACATCGTTAGTTAAAGCTCCAGTTTTTTGAGCTTGAGTTCCAGGTTGAACTTCAGTCACTGCAGTACCACCTGTGCTTCCAGATGTAGTTGTTACATTGTACTGAATACCATTTATAAAAATTGTAGCTTTTCTGTCGCTATCAATTTTAATTTTTAAATGATAAGGCGTATTTGCTGCAACAGTTACTGGTATTTGACTGATAAAATCAGTTCCACCAATACTGTGTATGAAGTGCCATTTAGTAAAATCAGTGAAAGACTCTGAGTTAGTAGCGTCCGTCTGAAATTTAAAATACACTTGATCATCATCAGTTGCAACTAATTGATCATTAGTTAATTTTAAACCAGCCCAAGTTTTTTGATTGTCAATTGCTGGTAACATGATTGATGTTTCCCACTCAACTGAGTTTTCAGTTCCCCATTTAACACCTGTCCAAGCTGATTGGTTAGTGTCAAGATGTGGAGCTATGATAGCTTGGTCTTGATCTGCGCCAGCAGTTGTCGCTAAGACACCTGCTGATGTACTTGGAAAAGTAACCAGTGCAGTTGTCATATTAGTTCCAAGTGCTTCAAAGTTTCTGTTAGCTGCTCTAGCTACTTCAACTGTGTAAGCTTGGTCAATGTCTGCATTAAGAGCTGGTCTTTGATAGAAAGGCTCACAAAGATAATATCTTCTTGCATCGTGCAATCCAAAATCTTGTGTTCTATCTTGGAATTTTCCAGTAGTAGTGTTTTTTGATGTTAATTCAAAACCGTTCTCTACTCTAACCGGTCCTGAAAACGTAGTATTTGCCATAATTATATCCTCCTAGTTTTCCGAACATAGTCTCTAGGCCGCCGACTGCATGCGTCTATGTTCTAATTAATTATGCAGTGATAAATTTATATACTAGTTTTTAGTAGAGCGCAAGAGGGCCTGTAATGTGAATGAGATTTATTCAACGATGTAGCTTTTTATTAAGTAGCTACAGAAACTTGAGGAGCAGCATCGTCTATTTTATTTTGCGCATTAGCTTTTTCTGCTTCTGCTAATTTGATCTGGCTAATTACTTCTCTGACTTTTCTGTCAATCTTAACCATATCCAGAGTATATCTACCCTGTTTAAGATGCTCCTGCTCCCATTGAAGATCTAGTCCCTTCTTTTGTGTGTAAAG